GAAATAGGAGGTGACCCAGACGTGACATCAATGGTTATCGATGGAGAGCCCCCTTTCGTATCCTCTGAGAACACATTCAGAGATTGGTCTTCAACAGTGAATCGAGTGGAGATCTTGTTAGAAGCTGACTTGAAAGCTTCAAGCTTCATAACCACAAAACCTTCTTCGGTGTTTGCCGCTGTGCTGACACCTGTGATGAAGGTATGTTTCCAGATCGTACGGTACACACCCGTCAACCCCCAGAAACCGCAGTTACCTGCGCTTGTGTACAGGCCATCTCCGTTGACTTGGACTATCTTCTCTGCACCAATCGTTTCACACCTATCAGCCTTCAGTATCAGAGTGCCGAGAGAAGTGAACTTCAGCTCTTGAACTCTCTGCACGTAGTTGTCAGGAGAAACGATAAGGTCAAAACCTATCCAGCCACCAGCGTTGAAGAATGCTTCCATAGCGTCAGCCGACGCAAAAGTGAAGACAGAGTCCAGATGGATTGCACTCGACCAGGTTCCGATATGAGTCGTCGTGTCAAGCAGTTCTCGAGTCATCCGCTCAGGCTTGGCTTGACCAGATTTGGAACCACTAACTTGGCTTATTACGTTCACCAAAGAAGTGTACTTGGAAAGACTCTCAAAGAAATTCGATTCCCAGTAGGATGTCAGGCCACTGAAAGGTATACCTACGGGAATGTCTAGCAGGTTGGCTGCTTTGATGACTGCATTTGAAAGAAGAGTCCAGTTGGTAGACGAAGGTATGGAACCAAGAGGGATCGTAGTCAGTGCGTTCTGAGACCAGCCTTTGGCGTCTGCGAGAGTAGTGCCTGAAGGAACTGACCATACAGAGTTGAACGCATCCACCAAATCGTTGTATGGAAGAGTCGTTACCGTGGTCGGCGATTCCACCGTTCCAAATGAATACACCTCCAGCACTGAACCAGCAGGCAAGACTCCGATAGGTTGAGTACAAACACCTCCAGTGGTTGTGTTGGATTGGATGCCTCTTATATCCCCGTTCAGGGTCTGCACCAAATATTGATTCGACACACCGGAGGGGAAGTTCACCCAATCTGGAGAAGGCAAGTCCGGACCAGAAGAATCAGCTGAGAGAGTGATGAAGCCAGATCGACGGTATCCATCTATCGTCCAACGAGTTGGAGAATGAGCGTATACCAGAACAGAATCACCGTGAGGGGTTGACTCGTGAACGATGACCGCATTCTGTCCAGAAATCTGATCTCCTGGTGGAAGAAGGACACCAAAGTTGTCTACCTCAAGAAGAATTGAGGAAGACGACGTAACGATGTTGAAAAGTACCGGCGCCTGTGAGAAACGAAACAAGGCGTTGAATCGCCAGATGTTTGGCACACCTGAATAGGAGGAAGCAAATTTGGTCTGAGGAGAACCAAAAGAGCAGCGAGCAAACATCACACCTCCAGGCATGAAGATTCCAATCTCACCGAACTCAAAGGGACCTACGTCGGCAGGTATGATCAATCGAATACCTTGAGTCTGACTGTCTGGTACAAAAGTAGACAGAGCAGTAGATGTGTATAAGAGAGTGCCTTTCAGGCCAGTGTCCAAAGAAGTAGCCGGCGTGTCGAAGTTTGACCCTACACGGAACTCCGAGATTGGAACGCGCGTATTTGTCGCAGCGTAGTTTGTGACTGCAGCGTTACCCGCTTCAGTGATTACGAAAATGGGAGAAGTCATTTCAATTCCTTGGTTCTAAAATTAACCGAGTTCGTATACGTGCACCACACCGGAGTTGGTTGCACCTGAATCGTCATCGTAAGCCTCTACTAACAAACGCTGATTTTCTAGGTGAACACTCTGTCCGAAATATCCATCGTCCCCCACTCTCGGATTCATGGATGAGGACTGTAGATACCAATTATCCCCCACTCTGTTGTATACATGTATGGCTCCATCGTCGCTGGTAGAAACCGATCCCAACCCTCGCCCTGGTGCGCCAACCGCCAGATGAGAGGCAGACACGGATACACCATCACCAAAGTACATGCTTCTTTCAGGTGTTGGATTATCTAATGTTGCCTGAAGAGACCAGGAAGAACCTGTGCGGTGATAAACGTAGGCGGCACCTGGAGTATCAACTCCATTTGTGCCGTAGTAAGGTGCACCAATTACAGCGTAATCATCGTGAAGACTAACGTCATCTCCGAAACTAGCATACTCTACGGGTCGTGGGTTTGGTATAGACTGTTCCAGACTCCAGACTGTTCCAGACCGATAGAAAATATGGGCTGCTCCGGAGCTATATCCGGACGAGTCAGATTCCAGTGAACCGACCAACAACCTATTACTCCTCAAACTTATGGCATACCCAAACGCTTCGGATGCGATAGCAGTCGGACTATCGATCGTAGCTTGCAGAGTCCAAGAAGTACCTGAACGAACGTATACGTATACAGCACCAACAGAAGGCCCTAGTGTGTTTTCATAAGGGCAACCAACTGCTAAGTATGAACCATATAGGCTCAAGGTGCTTCCAAACCGGTCCATAGAAGAGGGAGAGGGATTTGTTATGGTGGCTTGAAGTGCCCACGAAGAACCTGAACGCAGGTACACGTAGACGGTACCCGACAAGGCTGTCCCAGATGAGACTGCCAGGTAGTTTCCGTTTATAGAGACGCACCAACCAAATCTACCTGAACCGACGTCACTAGGACTGGTTATAGTCTGTTGAAGAACCCAATCTCCATTCTCCAGATGGAAGACATAGGCAGAACCGTTGTTCGTCAATCCAGCGGAATCATTGTTACCACAACCTACAGCCAGGTAGTCTCCAGATAACGATGTAGGTTCACCGAACCTGTCTGAAACCCCTGGCGTTGGATTAACTACGGTACTCCGGAGCAACCAGGACTCGTTAGCAATGCTGACCTCGTTTATGGATACAAGTCCAAGACCAATTGACTTTGAATCAGTGAAAGAGTCCATCCCGGTGACACCGTCTGATTCCTGAACCACGGGAAAGTCAGAACTGGCATCCATAGAATGAATGACGAGGTTGGTGTTTGAAAGATCTTGCACCAAACCTATCACATCTGTAACAGAGAACCCAGACAACTGGACCGGGTCATAAGACAACTGAACGTGAGTAGTGGGATACCAGTCCCCACCTTCGTACACAGGAGTGCCTATAGAAGGATCTCCTTCCACCACAAAGTTGACGTAGTCATCCGTCCACATGTTGTCCAGAGAAAAGCCTGCGTTCAAGACGAAGGATACAAAACCAACCACAGACTTACTACCTTTTGAATACCAGAACTCTGGTAGGTACTGCAGCATGCGAAACAGGTGAGTGTTTGAGTACGGAGAATAATCCTGAATTGGGCAGCCGACTAGGTTGAGACTCTTGATTAGTATCTCACGGTCAAACCTGTCTATTTCATCCTCCGCAACCATCTCACTGCGAAGAATTCTAGACTGAGCTTCTAGACCGAGGTGTATAACTTCTCTCAGGCGGGATAACCGGGAAGAAGGATCATCTAGTACTGGCTTGAAGTGCTCGTCTATTGTGTTTGCCAGATCAATCCATAGAGGAGTCTGTAAAAAGTTTGGAAGCAGTATTGAACGTGCCATTTATGTACGACTGGTAAAGCCGGCCTCTATGTTTAGAGAGTTCAACGTAAGGTATTGAACAGGGTGGACGTCTTTCGTCGGTGGTGTAGCTCCAGGTGTGACTGAACCGTTGTCTGTCCAACTTACCTGGTTTGCAAGCACGTTTGCCAAGAGGCCAAAACCGGATACAGTGCGCCCGTAAACATGGTATTCATTCGCGTTGGGGATTGGGTCCCACGTCAGCTTGATAGATCCAGTAGAAGTACGAGTAATTGTGGATGTGTTTCTCAGCTTTATGTACCCCATGCCAGTAGTAGTTGCGACACTGACAGCAAGACCGTAAGTGTAGCTGCCCGCGATCAGAGAACCACCGGACGCCAGGCTCAGTGTGGGTGCTTTTGGTGGTTTCGCTGAGACGATCAAGTTCGTTGTGGGGCTCAATATCTCAAAGTATGCTATAGACGAGTCAGCCTTTCTTATAGCATCCGAGATGTCTGACAGATATATATCGTAGGAAAGAGATCCTTTACGGAGAGCAAACAGACTGGTCAGTTTATCGATGACGTTGTTCTTCGCCACCACCGGGTTAGCCCAGCGATAGCAGTATATAACTACACTGACATCTGCTAGGTACGGGACAGGGTCTTCCAAGTAGAACCGGGTGGAATACATGGTTCGGTTTTCCATGTACTCCAGGTATTCTGCCTTCTGAGTCGAGTTCATCGGAGTCTCAGTCAGAGGGACTACCTTGACCAGATTCATCCAGGTAACATCAGTGGGGTCAACGTCTCGCTGCGAAAACGTGATAGCGTCAATGACACCGGGAAAACCTCTAGATGTGTTCTTGTACTGAGAAGGTGTTACTGCCGCCCCGAAGGTTCCGAAAGAACCAGGAGGTGAATTCTTGTACTCAATAGGAGAGCGTTGGTCGGAACCTCCACTCAAAGAGGTGATAAGCTTTCCAGATACAGAACTCAGCGTGGTGGAATAAACATCGTCGTTCAAACTACCGATTGAGTTGGCAGAAGAACCACGCGTGAGGACGGTGAGAACCAGAACAGTTTCCGATGACTTAGGTTTGGTACCGTATACATCTGTTCCAAACGTGACTGCTAGTCGACCGTCGGGCAGAGTTCTGTCCTGAAATCCAGCTTGATCTGGAAGGAGCCACAATCCACTGTCAGTACGAGGAATCTCGTTCAGGCCAACGACCACTCGAACGTCCGAGTCAGACAGAACGAAATCGCGTTCAATTGGAATGAACATCTGATAGTCAGAACCGAGGCCCTTCAACTCTGTTAACCTAGGCTCTCCTTCGTACAAAGTCACGACTTGTGGTAAGTTTGCTACAAACACCAGAGGGTCACGGCTGAACAAGAGAGTGGAACCCGTGGTAAAAGAGTGGTATGCTGGCGTAGAGACGTTGGTTGTCGAAGACAGGGTTACGGTGCAAGAAGCAGGAGACTTCCTTGAAAGACGAATCCCTTGAAGAGATGCGAGAGCATAAGATGCACGTTCCGTCAAACAAGATTCTGGGAACGGTTCTTGTGCAGCACGGATCACCTTGTTCTGCGCAAACACGCTTATGGTGGCCAAGAAATTCAGTATAGCAGTGCCCGCTTGGTTATCCACTACACCAGACCAGGTATCTGTGGAAAGCAGCATCGTGCGTAGTTCAGACATCGTGGTGTTAAAATCCACGGTGCCTTCTGGCAGTGAGTACTCCATTATTTCTCCAACGTAAGTTGATAGGACAGGATTTGATCAGACCCGGATATTCTGTACACCAAGACAACCTCATAAGCCTGTCCGTCTGATCTCATAGTTACGGTTGTGGCGTTGTTGACAACTTCCACTCTTGAGTCGTGTTCACGGATGGAGTCCACGATAGAACTCCTTATCATGACGGCCATAGTGTCAGAACTAGGTTCTTGCAGATGCTCAAGAACATTACATCCCCAGGATGTATTAAAAGTGCGGGAACGATCCCCACGGAATGAGGAAAGCAGATTTTTCAAACTCATACGTATAGCTCTCTCACCGAACAACAGGCTTGGTTGACCAGGGGAGCCCATCTCGGGATTCAGATCGGATATCCGGACGGTCTTTTTTGTGTTTACATCGTATGCCATATTAGTCCATTCAGTTTAGGTCAATACGGGGAGCCGTCTTAACAATCCGTGTAGAAGAGTTCTCGGTTGAATCTCCGACTACATTGAGAGCAGTAACACCTGAATCTCCGATAGTGAAGAAAGTCCCTGACTTGTGTTTCACCATCAGAGATACTTGTCCATCCGTGATGTCCCAATAAAGGATGTTTCCTGCAGGGTCTTTCCAGCCTCTACGGTTCGGGTAGTTTTGCCTCAGTTCTGGAGGTAATGGTGTAAGACCAGTGTGCAGAGAACCTTTAATAACACCGTACAGCAAATCCCCATCCTGAAATTGAACAGCTACGATAGAACCAATGACAGGTACTCTAACTGTCACAGCATCACTGGTTATACCAAAGCTAGAATCTACGAGTGGACCTATCCAAGGAAGGAATTCAGCATCTCCTTCCAACAGATTAGGAATGGTAACTTTGATGCGTTGCTTTTCAAGAGGATCGTTGTTGTCTACCACCTCAGCTGCGTAGAGACGATTCTGTACAGCGGGTTTCGTGTCGTTCAGAGAATTGAATCCAGACATATCACAATACCTTCTTCATTCGAACAGGGTAAGCTTTCCTCACCAAGTCCATTCTTTCGTAGAAATTGTTCGTATGCACATAGATAGATTTGGTTGATACTATGTACCTACCAGAATACATGCTGTTGAACTCGTTACCAGATGCCCCAGACTGAGACACAAACAAGTTGACCCCATCCAAAGGCATAACCTTTGTAGACTCGGAAGTGAGTATGGAGCATCCCCCGGAAAACAGCGCACTCATGCGCTGGTTCTGGTATTTACCACGTTGCAGATTCTTGTGGGTGTTACCCCAATCTAATGGTGCAAACTCGACTTGACCACGAGTCACCTGAGAAATGATGTCCGAATTTATACGGAAGCTCAACTCATCTGGTCGTCGGTCTATCCTCATGGTGTCCTCTAGCTCTTGTAGTTTGCTGCCCAAAAGATCTTGCTTTACACGATTGCTACCGTATGTCGTCAGGTGGTTACCTGAGCCAGAGTTGTCGTTGGGGAGAAAGTCCGTAACCAATATGTGGTCTACTCTAGGGATCATGAAAGATGCGTCCCAGTTAGTCTTCGGTGTTACGGTAACGTCACTGAATCTCAGTTCCTTAGTTGGGGTAATAGCCATCTGCATATGTGAAGATTCGCTCTTGAAAGATTCTTCACATACAGACCACGCCCATTGAAAGAAACGGCGATTACCCGGCCACCACACTTGTTGGTCTTTAGTGTCAGCCTCATTGGGTGCGAATGTCATACCACTCACCTTGGCTATATTCTCCATGAGACTGTACGAAGTACCTTTGAAAGGTAGGTTCGCAGTGTTGTGCCAGTAGTTTGACACGTCCAGGTAGGCATCAATCTCGTAATTGGTACCAGGAGATGAGCTCGTTCTTTTTACAGAGTTCAGACGAAACAAGTAATCGTGGTCTATGCTAGAGGCGGACTTACCGACCCTGGCTCTTATTAGACAACCGTCAGACAGAGTAAGAGAGTCAGAGAAGAAATCCATCTGGTCATGCAAAGACATGTGCAGCATAGGGACACCAATCTTAGTCGATGTCGATATGTGTAGAAAATTGAGGTTGTTCACCCTATCGAAAGGGAAAGTTTGTCCGTTGAACACAAGATCAACGTACACTCTGTCTTCAAATTCATAAGGCATCTTATATCACCAAGGAGGTTGCTGCGGACCCTGGGGAACTTGATACTACCCCTTGTTCCACTCTTTCCAGGTAGGATAGAAGAGACACACGATCAGGTATGTTTATTCCTCTACCCACGTATACGTCGTCTATCGGATCGATCATACCGTTGAAATGTAGTAGAGCCCACCATAAATCCATAGAGCCCAAGTGAATCTCCGCCAGCAAAGGGAGATTGGCTTCCGTACCTGAGTCTATAACCACTGTCCTAGCTATTGGCACAGCATAACGGATATTTTGCAGCTTGGACTCTATTACGTCCATCGTTCCGTTGTTATAGAAAATGAACATGCTAGCAATGCTGTATCTATTAGACATCATGTTCCTCAGAAGAGTTTGTATAGGGTCTGTTTATCGAGAACGGACAACACCTGAGAAGGGGTCATATCTCCAAGCAGAGGTGCCAGAGATTCAGGGCCTCTTAATCCTACAGAGGGGTTGGAGTCCAGTATGGAAGCAGGTGCGTAGTCTACAGAGGGACTTGAGGAAGAACCCAACGGAGAGCTGACATCTTGCCCAGATAGCACAGACGAACCAGGTAGCAGGTACTGAATATCAGAATCAGTCAATGCAGTGAAAGTGGAGAAGGACACGTCTACTTCAATACGAGACATACCTTGAGAGTTCTCGATGGGTCTAACCTTGGTTACCTGACTTACGTTGGTGACTACCACACTCTCCATAGTCTGGAATGTACCGATCTGAACGCTGATACGATTCTTCGTCGCACTTATGAGAGCGTTAGACAGGTTGGCCAGTTTCTTCTCGGCGATAGCAGCGGCACCTTCAACTGCACCAGCGGTATCGTTGATGGCTCTGGAAGTTAGGTTATCAGCACCAACGTAGTTGGCTGCGTCTACCATTCCAGAGTAAGTGCTTTTGACCCCTTCCCAGGCACCGGACAGACCGTTAGCAGCGGAACCCAGAGGGTCCTTGAATACTTCTTTTCCGCTAGAAACCAAGCCGTCTACAGTGTTTGAAGCAAAGTCAACAGCTACGTCGACTGCGGCTTGAGCAGCACCTGAAAGTAGTTCCTTCAGTTTTTCGTAGTCAAGGTGTGGACCAGGAGAACGAAGCAGACCTCCTTGAACAGGTTCTCTTGGAACGACCAATCTGTACAAAGACTCCAGAGGTTTGATCACGTCTAAGTAGACGTCTGTCTCCGCCTGAAGAACCAGCCGTAACACGAACGAAAAATCATTAGAACCTTGCCAGACCTTCGTTGTCAAAGCCTTGTTGACAAACTGAAAACCCATTGCACCTGCGATGTTCTTGCCTGTACTGCCGACGTTATCCGCGATCGACTGAGAGAAAGGAGTCTCGTATACAGCACCGAGGTTGAACTCATACTCCTCAGGGAGATGTGCTGTTATGACGAGTTTCTTTTGGTTTGAGTCCCCATACTGGGTTATGATGCATTTGTAGTTCGGGTTATCCGCTTTGGAGCCCGGTTTTGTCATGTTGAAGGATGTCGAGGATAGAGTCATTTCTTTTCCTTATACGTTGAAGATCATACCCGTATCAGGTATCCGTATGAATCCTTGAGAAGGAGCAGGTTTCACAGATGAGATGCTTTCTGAAAACATCTCAACGTCTTGTTCTGATGGTCCTGCATATGGAGACTGGGTAGGACCCGGTCTCTTAACGAAGTAGGCGCTGTCTCTCGAGTCTGCTTTCACTGGAGATACCACGGATACCTTTGTAGAACTCTTAACTTGGTCTTCCGAGTGCGAGTCGGATATCTTTATGTCAGAATGAGAGTTGAACGTCTGATAACTCACAGTGGGTGCCGACTCCTTGGACAGCTGGTGGGAGTACTTGTCCTCTAATGCCTGACTGTTAGCTGATATGTACTCACCCACCGTCTTAGACGAACCTCCGAAGTTACGACGGATATTCTTCTGAGTAGAAGCAGACAACTTGGATACAGGCGTACTCGGACTCACTGACAACACTTCACGTGCCCCACCAGGACCGATCTGGTGAGCTAAGTAGATAGCAGTAGCAGAGTCACCTGCAACAGTCAACCCAGACTGTTGCAGCTTCTTGCTGTTAGCTTTCGTCATCAACATGCCAGCTTCTATGTTGGCGTCTGCATCGAATCTATTGCTCAATCCGTAGTCGGACGCTGCTGCTGAAGTGAACTGAAACACACCAACTGCACCCGTCCCAGATACTGCGTTCGGATTACCGCCAGACTCCATAGCAGCCACCCTGAGCATCTGATCAGGTGGAAGTCCGTGAGCTATTGCCCTCTCGATAATCTTGGCCTTTATGTAGGGGTTCATCGCAGAACCTGTGCTGGCGCGGATTGACGCTTTAGATTTAACCAGCTTCTTGGCCCAATAAAATTCCTTTTCCGTGAATCGAATCTTGTTCAGAGACTTGTATTCAGCTGGGAACTCATGAGACTTAGAACCATCATACTCTTTATGCAGGTCACCTTTAACTTTCGGCGGAGAAATCGTATCACCAACTTTGACTGGCTGCGATCCTGTTGGAAGAGTGCTAACAGTAGCAGGTTTGGTGGTTTCTTCCTTAGACAAATCCGGAGCTTGAACATCTGATGGAGATTCAAACTTGCTTTTTATCTTTTTCATGATTGAGTCAAACAGCGACTCACTGCTAAGCTCGTCTTCAGTGAGTGCTTTTGTGTCCTCTCCGGATTCATCTATATCGTCAGGTAGACCAAACATCTTCCGAAGCTTGCTGAAAACTCCTCCTTCGTAGGTATCTACGTCTAGGTCATCTCCCAATTTTGGTTCGGCCTCTGCTTCTGGTTTGTTGCGGCTGAACCAGACCAGAATTCCGGCAGCTGTAGTACCGACTAGAGCTGCGGCTGCCAAGACACGAGACAGATTTAGAGGGGTAGAACCTCTAGGACGAGTGAGGTTCCTTCTGTCTGCCATAGACACAGGTTGACCACCGAATCTATCTACAAACACTCCGAGCTTTTTAATGAGCAGCGATCTTGACTCCGGGGTCACGTTATAAAGCTCCTAAGTTGAAGGCAAACATACCAGAATCCTGGTATGAGAAGGATGGAATGGATGAAAGGCCGTGCGGTGAACCACTGCTTGGTTGGCGTTTGTACTTGGGTCTCAATCCATCATTGTTTGGGGCACCTTCTCTGGGTGGGTAGGTAAGACCAGGGGAAGGGTCGTACGCAGCGTTTGAAGGAGGTACACTAGAAGGACCTTGACGAGACACCTCAGTAGACGGAGAAGTAGCTGACTGTTTAGGGGAACCAATGCTTGGTAAGAATTCACCGCCACTAGTACCCTTTCCAGATGCTTCCATGAAACCTTGGTTTACAGCCGCGTCGGCCGAGTAGATACCAGCTTTTGCCAGATCAACGGAGGAACCTTTTGGTTGTATGTGCCAAGGTTCCCCACGAACAGGGCGTGAAAGGCCGTACTTATCGAGTAGACCCATGCTGGCCATCTCGTTTGCAGCAGCACTGTCAATGTCAATACCCATGCCGTACTCGTGGACTGACCTACCAGGTGGAGCTGCTTTACCAGGACCGTACTTCTCGTATATAGATTTCTGTTCCTCATAAGTAGAAAAGGCCCGATTGACGTTTACTGGATGCTTACCTCCAAGAGCGTAGTATTCAGCGACCATGGCATCAAACTTGGATTTGAACCCTGGTTGAAGACCACTGACGTTGGAATTCCCTCTGAGAGTATAAAGACCAGAAGCACTTTTCTTGGAAGGCGATGCTCCATACGTCGAGGCAGGCGAGTCTGGAGACTTAGCATTGTAGTCCAAGTTACCCAGAGGCGTCGAGTGTCTCGCCACTATCTGGGAGGAAGGCACAGATATACCAAGTCTTTCGTTTATCTTCGATGCCAGCTCTGGGGAGAACGACTGATTGCGAGATATCTGTTCGGTGTATTTCTTATGAAGCGCGTTCCTAGAAGTGTTCATAAAGTCTGGTAGAACAGACTTCGTTGCTTCCAGATCGTCTATTGCCTTTTGGTCTGGGGAGAGACTTGGTAAGGCAGCAAGCGACTTGTTACCCAGAGCAGTACCAACGCCATCTAAGAACGACCCAGTACCTGTCAGGTTACCGTTTGCGTCCTTTATCGAAGCGTCTTTCGCCCAATCTGTAATGGCGGCCATTATCATCAATGGCGTGGCTGCTATGGACAGGCGACCAAGAAACTTGCCCATACCTTTGGAGTTCTTGGTGTAATCAAAGTCGGTGAGCATGTCGTATACAGACTTGCCTATCTTGGCGCTTGTAGAGAGCCCAGCGGCCAGCAGAGGGGCCAGAAGCTTGTATCCTCCAAAGGCGACGTTCTTCAGAGCCTTGAGAACCCTGATTGCGGTACCAATACCTGGAATGAACGCTGCTATGGAGAGCAAGGAGCCGCCGAAAGAAGTCAGCTTACCCAGCAACGTACCCAGAAAAGACTTTTCTTTTTCAGGAGTCTTACCATCGTTATCTTTTATCTTCTCAAGTGCGGAGGCTATTCTCTTCAACAGGTCTTCTTCTGAATCCCTTTCAATGTCAGCCAGTTCTGACCCAGGCAACAGAGGGGCACCTTGGTTCGCATACCCAATTCGGGGTTGATCCTTGTAGGTCAATTTCCCAGTGCGGGGGTCAAGGTCAAAATCGTACTTCGCGTATTCGGGAGGTTCGTGGGTCTTAGACTTACAGCAACACCTTAGGATAAGCTCCTGAAGGGTGAGGAACCCTTCACCCATCTGTTTGGACAACCTACCCATCATTGAGTGTAGTCCATACGTGCTGCTTCCACCGGAGTTCAAAGATTCCTCGTTATGAGGCTCACTGAATTCCGGCGGTATTGAAGTATGAGGCTCACTGAATTCCGGCGGTATTGAAGAGTAACCGCTAGCAGATGTGTACGAGCTAGAGCTCGACGGCATTGGCTTCTTGGCACCTTTGCTACTAGACGTTCTCCCAGCGGTGGCTTCCTCAAGATCAATTTCACTGAAATCCTGATCAGAGTACGTGCGTCTTCCAGACATTCCACCAAGACCACGAATTGTTCTCAACGGAATGCGCACAGCTGCTCGGGCCAACTGACCGATGGCTTTCGGTGCTGTGCGGAGCAGAGACCTACCTTGCTTCAGATATGAGGGGAGCTCGCGGCCAAAGAATCTTACAGTGCCCCGTGCTGCACGTCCTACGTTGGCAACACCACGGAGAGCTCCCCCGACAGACAGAGTCTTGGATATACCCAAACGATTGGTTACAGCAAAGAATCCTTCTTTTATTGATTTACGAATATTCTCTCTGGCATCTCGAAAGTCTTCAACACGCAACAAGGCTTCTTCGTCCTCTGGCTCCATCGAGTAGTTGATGGTGTAGTTGTCAACTCTACGTGTCAACTGATCTATACGGAGAGCGTCACCGTCGGGTATGAAAACAGTGGTACCCCAGTAGGACTCAAGCAGAGTAACCAACTCAGAAAGATCACCTCGGAGTCGGTCAAGGTTGGCCTGCTCAACGACTTCTCTACGCAGAGAGCGAAGGAAATCAACCTCAAGTAGCATAGCCTCGTACTTTCTACGAAGCCTGCCACCATCTTTCGCCAGCTTCCTACGTATCTCCCGGATGCGAGTCAACGAGACTCGATACTGAGACTCAGACGAAAGAGAACCAACCTTGTCAAAGGAAGCAATGGCCCCTATAATGAGAGACTCGAATTCAGACTTTGCTTTCTCAACTGATACGTTGTAGTCCTGCAACGCCTCCGACATCCGGTCAAACTCAAGAGAGTTTTTGCCTTTCTTGGCGTAAAGACGGTCATATTCTTTACGATGCTGAGTAGCTTCATCCGCGTACCCTGCGATCGTATCGAAAGATTGGCTCAAGTCAATCTGCACCTGAAGGTTTGGCAGATTACGAAGGATACTCCGAAGCTCCGCCACCTTCTTTGAGAAAGGCAGGTTAGACGATTTCAAAGCCTTCAGTCTTTGAATAGGGTCTTTAAGAGACCCGGATTTTCCTTCGCTTTTCATGACTGTTTCTTTCTTTATTTAGAGGAGTTTAACTTTGCTTGGTCTCTGTCTGACTTCCTCTTCTGAGCTGCACCTATGAAGTAGAGTATGGTTTTTAGATCATCTTCCATCTTCAGTAGTACGTTGTACTCAGTAGCTACAGATACAAAACCCGCAAGGAGCATATCCTCACTGTGGGAATCAAAGAAAGGAGTGCGCCGAAATCGAGACAGGATTCTCGACGTCAGCACCACACTCCTTACAAGTAAACCTGATTGATTCTTGAACACCATACAGAGAGCAGCGTAAACGCCATTCTTCAAGCATGTCATGGATGTTGATATCCAGTTCTTCCACCACCTGAATACGTTCTCTCAGAGTAGAGCGTACACCGTCGGTACGCTTTATACACGAGGCACGATCTGCCAGATAGGATATCTCCTCGAAGTTCTCAACGTCTTTGTACTCTTCGTCCAACTCTATCGAGTCGAAAATACGAGGAGCGGTCAGTGTGTACCCCAGGGGGAGCAGAGCTGCTGTCAGTTGGATGAGCTCTTGATCGAATCCGTCAAGATACTTCTCGTCGAGTTGAACTTCTTTCAGCCAGCTCTTAGAGATGATACTTACCGTGTAAAGAGTATCTCGTGAACTCTCACCCGCACGGACTTTCATTACGTGTTCTGGGTTTGTACACACACCTTTGTGCACGAGGTTAGTCTTCGTGTAGGAGTTGAGCCTCAACCAATATAAGATGTAGTAGAAGTCGGGAATGGTCAGTTCTTCCGCAAGAATGCCTTTGGGTAAGAGGGACGTGATGGCGTCAGCCACGTGACGGTCTGTCTTTTCTTTGGCAGCTCGATGGAATTTGGCTTGGTGGTACCCCTTGAGAGGCTTCAAGGAGATGGAGGAAAAGTTGTAAAACTCGTACCTTGATGGTAGGTATACAGTAATCGCGGTGGGGTCTTTTGTGTCAGCTGCCTCTGGTGCGAGTTCGTCAGCCCGAACATGGAGAGCTGAGTTCTCCTTATCGTCAGGCTTCTGAAGAGCTGTCCTGCTCAGGGCACTAGATGGTTCAGTGAATTTACGCGAGCGCGTGGAGATCACGTCAGCTTTCGGCTGAGTGTTTTGTTCTGGAGCGTTGTCCATTATCAAACCTCTTGGGTGAAAGAAATGCCGGGCGAAAGTGCCTCTGAAGAACTTAGAATATGCTAGAGATGGCACCAGAGATGCGAGTCGCGGTAGACTTTACGCTGGTGGCAGCATTCCTGGCCAACTCAAGCAATGTAGGGGCTTGAGATACCAGTGGTGCTAAGGGATTTGATACAGCTTGACCAGAACTTGCAGCGCCGGTCATGTAGAAACTATCTACAGAAAGAGTCAGGGTTACTGGTTGAGGGTCTGAGGAGGTGTACTCCCACTGATTACCATCGAAGGCAGTCGGGAAGCAGCCGCCAAATTCAAACTCGACGATAACCCCTTTTTTGGCATCGTGAACGAATAACTTCACAGTCTTCTTGTATCTGGACGGAAGACGAAAGTTGCCGGATTCGTTGACTATAGTGTCTTCCCACCACGAGGAGGCCAGTTTGTAGGCTGTTCCTGTGTAGTCAGCATACAGCTGAATAGTCATAGAGTCAACTGCCATAATACCAGCGTACGAATGGTTGCGACCGTTCACGTACTTATGGTCTACATCGAAGCTGAGAGTCGGCGCTTTCATAGACTCGATGTAAATAGGATTCAATACGTTTGGGTTTTCCTTGTCTATTATGACTGCAACCCATTCGTGAGTGAGTACTGGATCGCCTCTTCCGGATGCCGCCTGTAAAGCGTTCATCTTGGTGAAGGAGTTGGGTGCGTTACCTGGACTCTTTGCCTGACCTGGCGAAAGACCACCACTGAGGTTCAAGCTGCCGCCACCGAGCAGGTCTCTCAATCCACCGAGAGGGCCAGATATTACAGAGGCGACATTTGAAAATGGGGGACCAATCAACTTGCCGGCAGCGTTGACTGCATTGTCTATAGAACCAAGAGCGTTGTTAATTCCGGAGACAGCAGTGCCAACTTTTCCTACGCTTTGTCCTATCC